TATTAACCTTGAAGATGCGATTGATATCCGCGAGATTAAGAACATTAAATTGGCTAATCAGCTTCTTAAGGTTAAGCGAATTAAGAAGCAGGATAGAGAGGAGCGACTACAGATGCAGCAGCAAGCTATGGTTGCTCAGCAAAACCTACAATCACAGCAAATGGCAGCTGAAGCTGCTATGGCTAAGATTCAAGCAGAATCTCAAGCAAAGATGCAGATAAAACAAGCTGAGGTTGCGTTCGAGATTGAGAAGATGAAGAACGAGGCCGTACTCAAGCAGCAGTTAATGCAGACGGAGTTTGATATGCAGATGCAACTAAGAGGCATGGAGACTCAGTCATTGAAGCAGAGAGAGGACGAAAAGGAGAAGGCTAAGGATAAGCGTATCTCTATTCAAAACACTCAGCAGTCTAAATTAATTGAGCAAAGAAAGAACAATCTACCTCCTGTTGACTTTGAGTCAAACGAGGATAGCTTGGATGGGTTTGACTTAGCTGAGTTTGAGCCTAGATAGTATTGAAAAATATTATCAAAAAAATGTATAATTTTGTAATGTAAATTTAATCAAATGGAAATAAAAGTAAGAGATTTGGGAATGTCCGAATCAAAAAGCGTTCAAGAAATTGAACAACAATTATTAGATGAGCATCAACAACAGCTTGATGAGAAACAAGAAATTGAGACTCCTCCTGTTTTTGATGACAACAATACACCACCTGCTCCGTTTGAAGAACCGGAGTTAGATGATGATAAAGTTCTTTCATATTTGGGTAAAAGATATGGTCGCGAACTTAAGTCCTTTGATGACTTGACTTCTCAACGTGAGGAGCAAGAGGAGATGGATGAGGAGATTAAGACCTATATGAAGTACAAAAAGGAAACGGGTCGTAGCTTTGAAGACTTTAAGGAGTTGAATAAAGATTATGATACGATGTCTGAAGACGACTTACTTCGTAAATTCTACTTGTCTACACAAGAGGGATTGGATGGAGATGACGTCGATGTACTATTAGATGAGTTTTTCTATGACGAAGACTACGATGATGAGTCAGTAGTTAAGAAGACAAAACTCAAAAAGAAAAAGGCTGTTAATGAGGCAAAGAAATTCTTTAACGAGCAGAAAGAGAAATACAGAGTTCCACTTGAGTCAAGACCGAACTCTTCTCCTAGCGTCGATTTAGAAGAGTATGAGACTTATAAACAATATGTGTCAACAGCTAAGAACCTCGAGGAGGAAAATATGCGTAAAGCCGAATGGTTTCAGCAGAAGACTGAAGAGTTGTTTAGTAGTGATTTCAAAGGTTTTGATTTTGCTATAGACGATAAGAAATTCACCTTCTTACCCGGAGACCGCGAGGAAGTAAAAAAGACTCAGAGTAATCCATACAGCTTTATCACGAAGTATTTGGATGACAATGGTCTAATGAAAGACGCAGCAGGATACCACAGGTCTTTAGCCATGGCAATGAACCCCGAGCGATTCGCTAAGTTCTTTTATGAGCAAGGCCAAGCTGACGCAACGGATGACTTGAGTCGTAAGATTAAAAATGTAAATATGTCTGAGAGGAGAGCTCCTGAGTCAATTGCAAGTGGGGAAATGAAAATTAGAGCTGTAAACCCTGATTCGGGTAGCAAGCTCAAAATTGTAAGTAGAAAAAATTAATAATTAACAAAAACTAAAAAAAATGCCAGTTTTACCAACTCCCGGTTTTGATTTGCAACCAAATGCGCAACAAGTCGCTTTGCAAACAAACTACATTACTAACTTTGACTTCTTGAATCAGTATCTTCCTGATACTTACGAGAAGGAATTTGAGCGTTACGGAAACCGTACTGTATCTTCATTCTTGCGAATGGTAGGTGCTGAGATGCCGTCTAACTCAGATATGATTAAGTGGACTGAACAAGGTCGTCTACACACTAAGTACACTAACTGTAACGCTAACACTGCACAAGGTCAAGACAACGCTACAATTACAGTTAACGACGTATTAGTTCCTACTGCTACAGGTAAGCCAATCGCTATCCGTGCCGGACAAACTATCAACGTTTCTGACAATGCTACAGGTGCTTCTAACAAAGCTATCGTAACTGCAGTAGATACTACTACAGGTATTATCAATGTTTCTTACTACGAAACTGCAGGTCAAGCTTTTGCAATTAACTCAACTGTAACTATCTTCATTTACGGTTCTGAGTTTAAAAAAGGTAGTAACGGAATGGTTGGTTCTTTGGAAGCTGATGACTTATTCTTCTCTAACAGCCCAATTATCCTTAAAGATAAGTATGCTGTTAACGGTTCTGACATGGCTCAAATCGGTTGGGTAGAAGTAACTACTGAGAACGGTGCATCAGGTTACCTTTGGTACTTGAAGTCTGAGCACGAAACTCGTCTCCGTTTTGATGACTACCTCGAAACATCTATGATTGAAGCAGTTCCTGCTGCAACAAATTCAGGTGCTGTAGGTCTTGGTTACAAAGGTTCTGAAGGTGTATTCTACGCAGTTAATACTCGTGGTAACGTCTTTGGTGGTGGTATCCCTACCGCAATGACTGACTTTGATAACATCCTTCAACGTTTAGACAAGCAAGGTGCTATCGAAGAAAACGTATTGTTCGTTAACCGTGCATTCAGCTTGAGCATCGATGATATCCTTGCTTCACAAAACAGCTATGGTGCTAATGGTACATCTTACGGTTTGTTTGATAACGATAAGGATATGGCTTTGAACCTTGGTTTCACAGGTTTCCGTCGTGGTTCTTACGATTTCTACAAGTCAGATTGGAAATACCTTAACGATCCAACAATGCGTGGTGGTCTTCCTACAGGTGCTACTGCTACAGGTACTGTTACAGGTATGCTTGTTCCTGCAGGTTCAACAACTGTATACGACCAAGTTCTTGGTAAAAACGCTAAGCGTCCGTTCTTACACGTTCGTTACCGTGCTACTGAAGCTGAAAATCGTCGTTACAAGACTTGGATTACAGGTTCTGCCGGTGGTGCTGCTACTAGCGACCTCGATGCAATGGAAGTTAACTTCTTATCTGAGCGTGCTGTATGTACACTTGGTGCGAACAACTTCTTCATCTTCCGCTACGGAGCATAATCTTAGGATTATTAAAATAACGGGGGGTGTCTTCAAAGACACTCCCCTATTTTTAAAGTTTAATTATATCAAATAAAATGAAAACAACAACAAAAGCAATTAACGTAGATAAAATCTACAAACTTAAAAATGATGCCGCACCTTTATCATTTATTCTTCCATCTAGAGGTACACCACGTTACCCATTACTTTGGTGGGATGAAGAGAATGGAGTCAATCGAGAAATTCGATATGCGGTAAATCAAAGATCACCATTTCAAGATGAGCAAGATGGCAACGCAATCGTAGAGCCAATTATCTTTGAAGATGGTTTCTTATCTGTTTCAAAAACCAATCCTGTACTACAGCAATTCTTGAACTTACATCCACTAAACAATATCTCTTTCGAGGAGGTAAACTATGAGAAGGATGCAGCTAAGGAGCTTGAGTTCATTAACCATGAGGTTGATGCATTGATTCGTGCTAAGGAACTTACTATTGATCAAATGGAAACTGTTTACAGAATCCTATTCAATGTTAGTCCTGATAAAATCACAACAGCAGAGATGAAACGTGACATCTTGGTCTTCGCTAAGAATGAGCCACACAACTTTATCAATCTATTGGATGACCCAATGCTCAGCACTCAGTCAACTGTACAGACATTCTTTGAGAAAAAGCTTCTTGTATTCAAGAATCAAAATAAAGAGATATGGTTTAACACACCATCTAACAAGAAAAAGATGATGAACGTACCGTTCGGAGCTGACCCATATGTGGAGCTCGTTGAGTACTTTACATCTAAAGAAGGATTAGATGCATTAAAAATGTTAGAGAGTAATTTGGAGTTAATGTAATTACTTCATATATTTGCAATCTACTTTAGTGTTTCACTACAAAGGATTCTTACCTAAGCAAAGGCGTCTTAATCGGGCGCCTTTTGTTTTTTATGTATCTTTGTAAAAAGGATTAGAATGATTAACTCAGTAAGAAATACTGTACTCTCCGTTTTAAATAAAAATAATTACGGCTATATCTCACCTTCTGACTTCAACTTGTTTGCAAAACAAGCTCAGATGGAGATTTATGAAGAGTACTACAGTAGCTATAATAAAGCAATCAATGCGGAGAATGCACGTATATCAGGTACTGAGTACGCTGACATCGAGAATCCCATCGCAGAAGTCTTAGAGGGCTTTTTACGTAATGATACATTAGTACAGGTTACACCTGCAACAAATCAATACTACGTACCATCTTTAGTCACAACAGGTTATAACTTCTACATGATTAGTAGACTGACCTGTTTTAATGGAACTACAAGACTAGGTGATGCTGAGAAGGTTGCTAATGCAAGAATCTATATGCTATTGGATTCAATGCTAACCGCACCAACAACTCAGTATCCTGCGTATATTATTGAGGGTGACGTAATATCTGTTTACCCTGATACAATCAATGGTGTATCATCGTTAAAGTGCTCCTACTTTAGATTGCCTTTAGACCCTAAGTGGACATACATCAGCTTACCTAACGGTGAGCCTGCATTTGACCAATCACAGCCCGACTACCAAGATTTTGAGCTTCCAGGAGAAGATGAGTATAAAGTAGTAATGAAGATTCTTCAGTACTGTGGTATGTCAATCAGAGAGATTCAAGTTGCGCAGTATGCAATTCAGCAAGAGCAGGCAGAGAATCCTTCATTTAGTACACAACAATAATAGACCATGGCATATATTTCACAGTATCAGTACTACGAG